ATGACGCATACCAACGCGGCGCAGGGCTATTACCAGAAGGGTGTGACGTTCACCGGCTCCGCGGGTTCGTCCGACATCGCCACGGTTGCCTTCAGCGTCGCTCTGGCTCCCAGGCAAGCGGGAGACGAGTCACAGCACGCTGCGTGGACGTTCAGTGAGCTCAATCCCAACTCGCCGTACGCGGGCAAGTCACGCTATAAGCGGCAGGCGAAGTGGGCGATGCGATTTGTCACACCACTAGGCGGCTTCGAGTCGGTGCCGCTGTTCACCGGCTATACGTCCACGCCGTCTGCCTCGAGCGACCGCGGTGCGACGATCAAGGCGATCGACAACCGCGAGACGATGCGTAACACGGGACAAGGTCTCAACATCGCGGCGGTATATCCAGTGAGTCTCGATGGATTATCTGGATCGTCTAAGCCAACGTGGCCGGGACTCGAGACGACGTGGATCATCTCTCGTTCGTTCTTCCTTGCGTTCTACCGGGCACGTCTCTCAACGAACGGCATCTTCACATTCGAGTCGCAGTACCCCACGATCACGGGTTTGGGATACTTCCCGTCACCACTCGCGTCGCGATACTCGAACATCTGGGCGACGATGCACGGCTCGGCGCATACGATGCTGCCGCAGAATCAGCAGCTCATGTACGCGTACACAGAGACGACCGTTGGACACGCACTTCGACACCGCGTTCGCTTCGAGCCGGGTCCCTTCGTCGCGGCGACGAAGAACGAGGGCTCCGGCATCAGCACGTATATGAGCTGGACGAATCAGACGTTCACGGTGTGGCAGTCATCGACGTCGCAGGTCGCCGGTCGTGTCATGTGTTGGGTACGTCGCAACCTCGCGACGAGCTACATGAAGATCGACGTGCCGGACAACAACGTGCCAATCACGTACGACATGTGGATCGAGGTGCTTACCACCGGCGTCGTGCAGCTGCGCGTTGAGAACCCGGGTGTGTCACGCACCGTCACCGGGCCGACGATCGCCGCCGACGGCCTGTGGCACTTCCTCGGCGTGCACTTCAACTCCGTGACGGGCTCGGTGACGTTCCGCGTCGATACGACGAACACCGTCGTGGCTCTCACTACGTGGAGCAACACCGCGATGCCGTTCGTCTCGGAGTCGGCGAACGTCACGCTCACGGACGGCATGCAACTCGCTGAACTGCAGGTGGCCGGTGGCTACACGAGCCTGGGTCAGTTCGGCATTCCACTCACCGAGCCGTGGGCGAATGATAACTTCGTCCAGACCGCGTTCGTCGACAAGACCGAGAACAGCCTCGATGCGATGCCGTTCATCGACGTCAACGCCGACACATTCAGTGTGGTAAGTGCGATCGCCGCAGCGGAGTTCGCTGCGTTCTTCTTCGATGCGGACGGGTACCCACACTACCGGAACAACCGATCTGACGTCTCCACCGTGGGGCAGACGATTCAGCGTCAGCTCACCGCGCGTAGATCGATCGAGGCGATCACATACGAGTCGGGTGTCGCGCAGATCCGCAACATCGTGACCGTGAGTTACACGCCGTTCGCATCGACGATCAACGCGCAGATCTTCTCGGCGTCCGGTGTCATCGGGGTGCAACCCAACGAGACGCAGACGTACAACATCACCGTGCAGGGACCGATCCTCACCACACCTAGCACGACATACACCGCGTTCTCGCAGATCACTGGCACCGGCATCGACCTCACGTCCAAGGTGAACGTCAACGTCATCACAAACGTCGCCGGGTACGCGACGATTCAGATCACCAACACCTCGGGAACGACCGCATATCTCGTCAACAACGCGGGACAATCGAACCTCGTCATCACCGGCACGATCTACACGCCGCTCAACAACGGCAGCTCCATCACAACGTACTCCGACTCCGACTCGATCCGCGAGTTCGGTGAGCAGCCACTCCCCGATCCCGGCCAGTCCCCCTGGGTGCAGAACGAGGCGTCCGCCGCGTCACTCGCGCTGAAGCTGCTGAGCGATCTCTGCCAACCTCACCCGGTGGTGACGAACCTCCAGATCAAGGGTGATCCTACCCTGGAGTTCGGTGACCTGGTGACGCTCGTGGATAAGAACGGGATCGGCGTGAACGGGCAGTACCGCATCACGTCGAAGAACATGACACACAGTGATCAGGCAGGATTCACGCAGACGCTCGTGGTGCGCTCGGCGCCAAGCATCGCGTACTGGGACATAAACTTCTGGGATGACGGGACGGTCTGGGGCTAATGGGTAACATCGTCAACATCGGCCCCAAGGGCTCACGGCTCGACTGGGACAACTGGGGGAAGCCGATCACCGACGCGGTGAACCAGCTGTGGGTGCTGGCGAACCCGCCGACGTTCCGCGTCTACCAACAGAACGACGCACCGCAGAACATGCCGAACGTCACGTGGCAGGCGATCTCGTTCGACAAGGAAGTCTACGACAGCGACAACGGGCACGATCTCGTCATCAACAAGTCTCGCTGGACGTGTGTTACACCTGGCCTGTGGGAGTTCACCGGCAAGATCTCGTGGGACAGTAACACCGCTGGTCGTCGTCAGTCACGCTGGTTCCTCAACAACACGACGGTGGTGCTCGGCTCCGAGACGTCGCAGCCGCCCGCCTCCTCAGCGAGCGCCATCCCCGCGTCGACGTGTCAGCAACGCATGGCGGTGGGTGACTTCATCGAGCTGCAGGGCAACCAGGACAGCGGTGGCACACGCACGACGAGCTACCTAAATGATGGCTTCACATCCTACATGGCGGGCCGTCTCATCGCCCTCTAACGCGGTATAATGGCCACATGCTGGTCATTGTGCCGTCCAGAGGACGGCCACGAAACATCGCTGATCTCATGTGTTCGTGGTATGAGACCGAGGCGAATGCCAATCTCATCGTCGCGATCGATGACGACGATCCCGAGCTCAACGGGTATCAAGATCTATTCAACGTGGTGCACGACGATCGTTACCGACTCATCGTGGGTCCTCGTCTTCGCATGGCGGGGACGCTCAACACGGTGGCGATGTCGAAGGTCGACGAGTACGACATAATCGGCTTCATGGGAGACGATCACCGGCCCCGGACACCCCACTGGGATGCCACCGTCGAGGACGTCTTCAAGCAGTGGCCTCACTGCGTGGTGTATGGCAACGACCTCATGCAGGGAATGAACCTGCCCACGCAGGTGTTCATGTCGTCCAGCATCATCAAGACGCTCGGCTACATGGTCCCGCCAGGTTTCACACACCTCTTCCTCGACAACACGTGGAAGGCGTGGGGACAGGCGATGAGTCGCCTCGTCTACCTGCATGACACTGTCATCGAGCACATGCACCCGCAGGCCGGCAAGTCCGAGTGGGACGAGGGCTACATCGAGGTGAACGGCGGCGAGGTCTGGGCGGCGGACGAGGCTGCGTTCAAGATGTACGTCGCTGGAAGTCTCCACGACGACGCAATCAAGTTGAGGGGACTCGTCAATGGCTGAGTACAAGCTCTTTGAGGGACCGATCGCAGACGTCTCGACGTTCACGTTCCATGAGCACCGTGAGCGCGCGCCACACCTCGAGCAGTGGGTTCACCAGGGTCGGCTGAAGCTCGCCGCCGACATGGTACGTGAGGCCGTCGACCATGTGGAGACGCGCATCACGTCACCGTGTGTCGTCATCGACCTCGGATGTGGTGACGGTGGGCTTCTCTCACTCATCAGTCGTCTCCCCTGGGTGAGTGCGAAGGGCTACGACTTCCAGCCTAGCAACAAGATCGGATGGGACGAGCGTAACGTCGTCGCATTCGCCAAGAACTTCGTCGAGGAGTTCAGCGAGATCCCGGACGCCGACGTCTACGTCATGACGGAGGTCCTCGAGCACCTCACGGATCCGCACGGCTTCGTGCGTAAGATCCGGGCGCGCGGCGATCGCGTGCAGCTCGTCGCGTCGTCACCGTGGACCGAGCACGCCGGCTCTCACGACGCCTGCCACGCCTGGGCGTGGGACCAGGAGGGCTATAAGCAGCTGATGTGGCAGGCTGGGTTCAAGGTCGTCCGCCACGAGGAGGACGGAATGTTCCAGGTGCTACACGCGGTGCCGAAGGACATGAAGTGATCATCCGACTTCGGCAGAAGTGGTCGGATGAGAAGCTCGCGGAACTGTATGCGAAGGCATACAGTTCCGATGAGTGGCCCGAGCATAAGCGTCGCGTCGACTGGACGATCGGTCGTCTCAACCTCTTCCTCTCGACGCATCCTGAGATCGTCACCGCCGCTGATCTCTCTTGTGGCGATGGACACATCCTCGACAGGATCGAGGGCCCTACGAATAAGTACTTCGGCGACATCGTCAACGCACCGCACATCGATCGTCACGGGTCGATCGAGGAGACGATCGAAAACATTCGTGGTGATCTCCTCATCTGCTCTGAGACGCTTGAGCATCTCGATGACCCATCATACGTGCTCGATCGCGCCGCCGAGCGATTCACGTGGATCTGCATCACCACCCCACTGGGCGAGATCGATCCGGAGAGGAACTACGAGCACTACTGGGGATGGGATCTCTGGGGCATCTCGTCGTTGCTCTCTGAGAACGGATGGTCGCCTCGGTGGGTCGACACACTTAACGAGTCGTACTACACATACCAGCTCTGGATCGCGAGGACGATGTGGGACTGAAGCCGGGGATCACCGTCGCGATCCCA